AACCAGAAGTTAAGAAAGAAACTAAAAAAGTTTCTAAGAAAAAATCCAGCCCATTATCTGACTAATTTATGGCAATCGAAGAAAAAGTAGTTCAGCCTGAGTCCGTGACTCCTGCCGATCAGTCCGTGACTGAAACTCCTTCACAACCACAAGCACCAAATCTTGATTCTGTAAAAGCAGAATACGAAGCAAAACTAGCTGCTGCCCGTAAAGAAGCTGCTGAAGCAGAAGAAAAATTTAGGGGTGCAAAGTCTAAATTAGACGAAGTTTACAAGAAAAAAGAAGCAGAACGTACCAAAGAACTTGAAGATCAAGGTCAATGGAAAACCCTTTGGGAAGAAGCTAATAAAACTAATCAGGAAATGCAACAAGAGAATATGTCTCTGAAGCAAAGTTTAGAAGATATGAAAACTTCTAATGAAATGGCATCTACAAAAACTACAGCACTTGCAGCTATTAGTAATCAGGGTGCTATAAATGCAGAACAAATGCTCTCTTTAATACAAAATAAGTTACAGCGAAATACCGAAGGCAAAGTAGTTGTTCTTAACGGTGGCGTAGAGCAGGACTTAAATACCTATCTTTCTGCACTAAAAAATCCTGGTAGTGGGTATGAACATCATTTTAAACCAAGTAGTGCTGCTGGTATGGGTGCAAAGCCTAGTCCTGTATCAAATGTGTCAGGTGGAGTAATTAATCCCTGGAAAACTGGCAATTTGACGCAACAGATTATAATGGAGAATGAGAACCCCGACCTCGCAGCCGTGCTGAAGAGGGAGGCTCAATAAAAATAGTTAGTTT